TGGGCCGCCTGGGCCGCCAGGGACGCCTGGGCCGCCAGGGACGCCTCCTGGGACGCCTGGGACGCCTGGGACGCCAGGGACGCCTCCTGGGCCGCCAGGGACGCCTCCTGGGCCGCCTGGGACGCCTGGGCCGCCAGGGACGCCTTGGCTTTGTGGGTTTCGGCCCGCCGGGCTTTGGTTTCCTACGATCATCAGATGCTGACGGTTGGCCTGCGCGATGCCTATAAGCACGGGTTGGCCATTGCTCTGCCGACGGGGCAGAACGAGCTGGGTTGGGCAATGGTGGAGTCGCCCTGATGATCAAGACAATCGCAGCGATGTGAAGGTTCGAATGTTACATGCTGGTCGTTGAGTGGCTGTTCCGTGATCTGCCTGCGATTGAGAGGTGCGTATACGGAGGGAGTGCCCGATGGACCGCCTGGTGGTGGTGGCATGAAGCTGAAACAAGGAGCCTCAATTGACCGCCATTGACCACCTGATTGACCAACTCCTCGAGGCCTTCGACCCACGTTGGGTTGAATCAGTGGGCCAGGCGGATGTCCACTCCGTGGTCGACGACCTGCTTGACCTGGAGGTCAAGCGGGTCTGGGATGCCTTGAAAGGCGTCATGCGGACGCGCCGGCGCCGGCGGCTTGGGATTCGGTTTCCCACGAGCGTTGCCATCCGGTACAAGCGGTGGATCCAGAGCTACGTCAACGAGCTCAGGACAGTACTCGACGGCTGGGTCGAGAATGATCTTGTGCCTGCACTTGTGGACCACCTGCAGGTCTATCATGATGGTACTCGCACGGAACGCCAGGACTCCGTCGACCGGATCACCGACAAGCTCGAGGAGTTGAAGCAACTGTTCTACACGCTGCTCACTGAAGAGGCACTGCAGCAGCAAGTCGAGGACTACTCGAGGCTGATCCTCGACTACTCCAAAAGGCAGTGGGTGCGCTCGATCCACCAGATTCGCCAGCTTGACCCCTTGACGAACGACGCCCGGCTCGAGGAAATTCTACGTGCCCAGGTCCATGAGAACGTTCGGCTGATCAAGTCGATTCCAGAGAAGTATTTCGACGATGTCGAGCGTGTGGTGATGGACGGTGTTCGCAAGGGCAAGGGCATCAAGGAGATCACTGAGGAGATCACGGCAGTCTATCCTTCGAAGACGGCTGGGCTGATTGCCCGCGATCAGTGCGGATCCTTTGCAGGCGCGCTCTCCCGAGAGCACTTCAGTCAGGCCGGCCTGAAGACCTACATCTGGCGGAACATGCAGGACGAGCGGGTTCGTGGGAACCCCATGGGCAGGTACCCACACGCGCAGTACAGTCACTGGGATCGTGAGGGGAAGGTCTTCGCATGGGACGATGCAGACGGAGAGGTCCCCGAGGACGGGCACCCAGGCTTCCCGATTGCTTGCCGGTGCTGGGCACAGGTTCAGGAGGAGGAAGCGCTCTACGATACCGAGAGCATGGTCCAGCCAGGCGAGTACTACGGCGAGCCGCCAGCGACAGCAACAGCGGAAGCTCCATCTACCTCTCCTGCACAAACAGAGGCTCCTATTGTTCCATCCACGAAGGCGACGACTCCGGTCTCAAAGACTACCAGCTTATCCGATGAAGAACTGGCGGCAGTCCACAATTGGCAACAGGACGGGTACACGGAGATCCGCCTTTTCGAGCGAGGACGGGTTGATGAGATAGCAACAGGTGGATGGATCATGCCTGAATCACCACAACAGTTCTTCGCTGCGGAGACAAAGCGGCTTTATGCTGCGCTGGATAAGGTCCCGATATACAGAGGCACGGTGTACCGCGGGTTGAAGGATGTGGACGACGTTGGTCTCGCCGCACTCACACGGTCGGGCACGATTACGCTAGATGCCTCAGCGTCAGCGAGCAAGAGCCTGCATCAGGCTTCTAGTCATGGCTTTGGAAGCAAGGGGAATTCAGTTCTCCTAGAAGTTCGGAGTAAGACAGGCGCGGATATCTCGAGCATCAGCAGCGAGAAGTTTATGTTGGAGCAAGAAGTCGTTCTTCGCAAAGGGGCCAGGTATCGCGTCGTGAGTTCGTCTTTGGATGAAGATCTATCATCCACGGGAGTTCGTCCTTGGTATCGGATTGTTCTGGAGGAGCTATGACCGACGAGGGGAAGTTCGGGGGCGTTGGGCTTGACGGAGTGTCGTTGGGCGACAGCAAGTGCTCCGAGTGCAAGCATCTGCGAGCGGGAGGGCAAACGTGTGATGCTTTCCCAGATGGAATTCCCATGATGATTCTCAGCGGCGAAGTGTTGCATGCCGAGCCATACCCGGGCGCCCACGGGATCCGGTTCGAAAGGACAGTGGTCACGAAAGGATGAAAGCTGCTGACTACGTCAAGCGCATGCAAGTCGCCGAGCCGATGGTCGGTTTCAGCGGCGCAGTGCACCAAGTTGCCTGTGGCTTGCTCAGTGAAGTGAATGCGCTTCGTTCCCAGCGGAGCTCGCGCTCGCTTGACGCCCAATCTGCCATCCTCCATGAGCAGGATCAGAAGTGGGCGGCAATCTGCCGACTTGACAAACGACTTGATCCAGACGGATTCCGGCGGCTCCTGAAGCGTGAGTTCCCTGAGGTGTGGGATCTGTGGCGCAACTCGAGACGGCCACCGAAGCAACCTGCAGCAAGAGAGGAGGGATATGGGATATGGCGCTCCAAGACCTGAAGGACCTGCTGAGACGGCACCGGTTCCGGTTCGGGAGCGAGGTGGAGCTGCAGGATGGGATCGCAGCCGTGCTGACCAAGGCAGGGCTCTCGTTCAAGCGGGAGGCCGTCGTCGTTGGTGGGGTCATCGACTTCTTGGTTGGCTCGGTCGGCGTCGAAGTCAAGGTCGACGGTAGCACGGCTAAACTGATCCGGCAAGTCTACGCCTACGCAGAGGACGAGAAGGTCGGTTCGATCCTGATCGTGACGGTGCGAGCCCGGCACGGTGGCGCCGTGTGCGAGGCTCGCGGCAAGCGAGTCGATGTTCTCTACTTGACCGAGAGCTGCCTGTGAGAACCTTTGGCACAGCGACTCTCATCGAGGGGAATACGTGGAGGATTCGAGCCGAACCCCATGTCGCAGTCCGGCTGAAGCGGATCTTCGACCGTGCAGTCAAAGTCGTCCGTGGCGAGCTGGAGATTCGGTCGACAGATGAGACGTGCCGGGACCTTCTCTGGGCACTCAAGCGGTATCCCCTTGAACTTTCCGAGCTTGACCACTACGAACTCGAGCAACGGGCCCGTGCATACGATCAGCGCGTTGAGGATGTTCAGCAGTTGCTCCTCGGGAAGATCACCCCTCGCCCATTCGAGCTAGCTCTTCCCCCTCGTGGTTACCAGACCGTGGCGACTGAGATGCTTCTTCGAACCGGCGGTCTTCTGATTGCTGATGACGTCGGGCTTGGGAAGACACTATGTGCGATCGCCGCACTGACCCAGCCGGCGGCGCGGCCGGCCTTGGTAGTCACTCTGACTCACCTCACGACACAATGGGAACGGGAAATCCACCGCTTTGCGCCAAGCCTACGGACGCACATCCTGCGCCAAGGGAAGCCATACGATGTGAGCCGTCCTCGCGGAGGGCGGTCCGACTATCGGGCGCCGGAGCAGGGCGGCTTCCCTGATGTTCTGATCACGAACTACCACAAGCTCGCCGGTTGGTCCGTCGTGCTGTCTGGAGCGATGCGGACGGTCGTCTTCGACGAGTGCCAAGAGCTACGGCGCGGTGGCCTGAGTCAGAAGTACAGGGCGGCTGTGGCGATCATGTCGGGTGCCCGGTATCGCGTGGGTCTCTCCGCAACTCCGATCTATAACTACGGTGGGGAATTCTTTCATGTCATGGAGTGCCTTCGGCCTGGTGAACTCGGGACGAGCGAGGAGTTCCTTCGTGAGTGGTGCGAGACCCACTACTACGACCAGAACAAGGCACGGATCCGCGATCCACGAGCCTTCGGGACTTACGTGCGCGAGGTCGGGCTGATGCTTCGGCGTACACGGGCCGAGGTTGGCCGAGAGCTGCCCGAAGTCATCAAGGTCCCCCAGTACATCGATGCAGATGAGCGCGCCCTTGAGAGCGTGTCGAACGATGTCGCCGAACTTGCTCGGATCATCCTCGACCGGGGGGCAGTGTTCGTGGAGCGGGGACAGGCGGCCCGGCAGCTCGACTCGCAGCTTCGCCAGGCAACTGGCATCGCTAAGGCGCCGTTCGTTGCGGAGTTCGTGCGGCTGCTGCTCGAGGCCGAGGAGAAGATCGTGCTGTATGGCTGGCATCGCAGCGTCTACGACATCTGGCGTGACCGGTTGGGTGACCTCGGGCCTGTCATGTTCACGGGATCGGAGTCACCTCCACAGAAGGAAGCAGCACGCAGGGCGTTCATCGACGGCAACGCGCAGGTCCTGTTGATGAGCCTCCGTGCTGGTGCCGGCCTTGACGGGTTGCAGGATGTCTGTCGGACGGTCGTGTTCGGGGAGCTCGATTGGTCGCCGGGGGTCCATGAACAGTGCATCGGGCGGGTTCACCGTGACAGCCAGGGCGACGCGGTCGCCGCATACTACCTGCTCGCTGACTCCGGATCCGATCCGGTTGTCGCGGATGTGCTTGGGGTGAAGAAGCAGCAGATCGAAGGGCTTCGCGATCCGAGCGGGATCGGCGTGGAGGTCATCTCCAGGGACGAGGATGGCATCCGCCGGCTGGCGGAAGAGGTGCTTCGGCGCCGCGGCGAATCGATCCCGCAACGTGAAGAGGCAGCTGCAGGGGTGGGAGGGTGAGGTTGGAGAGACCTTGAGAACTCGCAACAGAGGATTCCTTTCGTTGCGAGAGTTCTGGGAAGCGGATGTGCAGTTCCTGCCTTGAGTTGATGGGCGTTGGAAGAGTCAACCGACAGGCCTGGCTTGACTTCTGTGGTTACATGTATATACTAGACTTAGTGTATGCAGTCACAGAGGAGGCCAGCCATGACCACGGCAATGCTCAACCGCACGGGGCCGCTCCGAGACCTCTACCGGCGGTATCTCGCGATTGAGCGCGATCGTGGGGGTATTGGCCCTGATGGATGCTTCTGGTGCGGAGGACGCCACTCGAGTGACTGCTGCCCCATTCACAACGACCCAGCCGAGTTCCTCGCCGAAGACGATACCTTGGTAGCGGTCTCCATGAATCGCGCATGACCAGTCGTGCAAACGAGACGAAGGTTCAACGACGCAAGGACGGCCAGTGTTTCACAGCTGTCCCAGCTTTCGTCCGTGACGACATGAGGCTCCGGGGTGGTTCCTTGCTACGCTGGACACCGCTCGGACCCGGGCGATGGCAAGTGGAGGTCTCAGGCTTCGAAGAGCCGGAGCGGAGGAAGACGGACGCACCATAGACCCAGGGGAAAGGGGAGCCAGGATGTCTGACCTAGCGCGGGAGATCGCGGAGGAACTGGCAAGTCGGCATTATCTTGTCAGGGGCACGGAGTATCTCTCTGCTGTCGCGGACGTTGCGGCTCGTCATATTGCCACAGCGGAGGCGGCACGCGACGAGCGGGATAGGTACGTGCGTCTGTTGCTTGGCGGTGCAGAGTACGCACTTGATGACAGCCCGAAGTGGGAGGATGAAGACCGCCCGCCGATGACGAGGGGGGAGGCGCGCCGGGCGGTCCAGAAGGCCCTCGCCCTACTCGAAGGGAGGGAGGATGAAGACTGAGGCAATCATCGCGGGACTGGATTGGCTTCACGAGACGATCTCGACGAACTGGCCCATGGATGAGATGAAGCTCGCGGCTTGGATCGAACACGAGAAGGCGATGCGGGCTGGACTCGCCGCGATCGAGAAGGAGATTCGTCAGCTACGCAGCCTGACAGTTGCACAGACACAGGCAGAGAATGAAATACTGAAGGCCCGCATCGCGGAGCTGGAAAGGGCGTTGTCGATCTTCCACGAGCCAGAGAAAGTAGCTCTCTTTCTGGAGAAGATCGGTTGGCGCTCTCCACTCGATGCTCAATGGGCCAAGCTCACGGCGTGGTGCAATTCTTTCGCGGCCCTCCTCTCCTCCGCACCGAGCGAGTACGTGCCGGTGCCGAGGGAAACGGCGATAGAGATTCGTGCGTTTCTGGCGAGCCGTCGATCGACGCTCACACCTGGCGAAGAGCAATTGCTTGATCGGCTGTTAGCTTCGCTCGCCCCGCTCGTGGAGGAGGGAGAGGATGATCGTTGAAGGCTACTCGATGGACTTCTACTGCGATTGCGCGGAATGCGGGAGCCGCTTCCTCGGGCTACAAACAGCGGGATTCGATCGTTCCGATGCAACCGATCAAGCACGGAAACTAGGCTGGCGCATCTCTCGGGACCGGATGTTCTGTTATGCGCCTGGACACAGGGTAACGCCTGTTGCTGAGCGTAGCGAGGAGCCCGCCGATGAATCGTGACGAACACAGAGCAATGCTGGAGGAGATTCTTGCGGCGCTCTGTCTGATCGCTGGATTCCTGGCCCACGATGCTGCTGCTTCCCTGCTCGCAAAAGCTCTATGGGCTTATGCGGGATGGAACATGCTTTGCGCAGCATACTTCTGGGCAATGAGGAGATTCCGCGGCAAGGTACGTTGGTCAAGTGAGGCGGTGAACGATGCCTACGACGGATCGTGACGCGCTGATCGAGCATCCGATCATCTTCAACGGCGAGATGGTTCGCGCGATCCTTGGTGGGCGGAAGACGCAGACGGGGCGGGTGATCAAACTGCCCGAGCACGACCTTCTGGGCGGCGAATATAGGTTGGAGTGGGACGACGATGCCGATTGCGGTGATGGAACATATCGCGGATGCCTGCTTTGGCACTGTGACCAGAAGGGCGGCGACCCAGAGGTTCTGGGTTGCCCATTTGGATACCCTGGCGACCGCCTATGGGTACGGGAGACGTTCTCCTTGCCGTTGCTGGAACCATGCTATCGGGGCGAGCGAGATTGTCCGCAAGTCGTGTATGCGGCAGACGGCCACACCGATTGGCCTACGAGGAATCGGCCCTCTATTCACATGCCCCGCTGGGCATCGCGGATCGATCTGGAGATCACGGACGTCCGCGTCGAGCGGGTGCAGGAGATCAGCTTGGACGATTGTGTTGCTGAGGGAGTCATTGATCCACGTTGCGCTGGGCGATCGACGGCAAACTTCGCCGCGCTTTGGGATTCCATCAACGCCAAGCGCGGCTTCGGATGGGAGGCAAATCCGTGGGTGTGGGTGATCGAGTTCAGAAAGGAGAAGCCGTGATTCGCGAGCGCCGGATCGAGCAGAACGACGGACATCGCACTACAGTACAGAAGGAATTGCCGCCCCTTACGGAGAAACAAGCCAAGGCAATCTCCGAATACTTAGGCATCGAATCCGATGGCGCCCGGATTACATTGATCGAGCAGATCCGCAACGCGCCGGAGGGCTATCCGGTGTCGGTGATCGTGTGGATTCCGGTCGAGGAGCAGTTGCCGGAAGACTGCCTGCATGTGTGGGCTTGGTGCCCGGGAGTCAATCCAATCCCAGTGTACCGCTTTCGCGATGAGTGGCACAATCCGTCCCATGATGGGTTGCGCGTCTTATTCGAGCCGACCCACTGGTCCCCGATCCCGGAGGTGCGCGATGGATGAACTGAAGCCGTGCGTGCCGATTTACCGACAGTTCGGCCTTCGCATCGCGGCATCCATGGCCATCCCGCCGCCAGTCCTCTCAGACTCATCGCTCGCGAGAATCAATGAGCGAAGTGCGATGCTCATGAGGCGGGCCTTCTTTGGGCCTCGCCTCAGCGCCGAGATATGTTGGGCAGAAATGCTGGCGGAGCTCCGGCAGGAGGGACAAGAGTTGATCCGCAGTATTGTGCCAGACAGGAGGGCCGATGACAGCGAATGATCGGCGAGCGCTAGCCTTTGCCTTGATAGGCGCTGCGATTGCTGTTGGAATCACGCCAGCAGGCTATGGGACAACGGATCTGTGGAACGTCCTACCTTTCGCAATCGCCACCGTGGGCGGGATTTGGATGTTCCTCAGCCGGACCCCATAGGCTCAACCATTCTCGAAACGGTACAGGGCTTGGTTTCGTTGTTGAGTGCGTCGGAGGCTTCCGATGCACTTCACATCTACCGATGAGATTGAGGCCCTTCGTCCCGGGCTAGATTCTGCACAGAGGCAGCGAGCGTTTGACGCCTACACCCGCGCTCTAGCCGCGTTCCAAGTTGCCGGCTTCGACGAGTCGGCATGCCACGAACGCGCCGGCGCGATCGCTCTCTCCAGAATCGATGCAGCCAAGCAGCTCGTTGCAATCTGCGACTCGCTCTACAAAGGTGAGTGGCCGACGCCTGGTCCAGGGGCGCCGCGGAATCCCTACGGTGGCTTCGCATCACTCGGCTATCCGGGCAGCATCCAAGGGTGGGCCGACGCTTGGCGGGTCTACATCGCGGGGATCGACGACCCTGATCTCTTCCAAGCAATCAGTGAATGGTTGTGGGCGGTCGACGAGGCGATCCCTGGCGAGCAGCATCTCTGGGAGGTCGACCGGCCGGAAAGCCCTCGTGAAGGGAATCTCCCTGACGCACAGGTTCTCTCCACACCAGCCGCCCATGGGCTTGATGCCTGGAAGGAGATTCCGCCTGGCGAAGGGGAGCTCATGTACGCCGCCCCATCTGAACAGGACCTTGAGGTCCTATTCCGCGTGTACTGGGAAGAGCGCCTTCGCAAGCAGATCGATGGGATTCTGCGGGCTGACGCAACGTCCCAGGTAGCGTGGAGCGATGTTTCCGAGGCGGACTACACGGTCGAGCAGCTTGCCCGGGCGGTGCCGAAGGCGTGCCTCGCCTGGGGGAAAGCACAGGCAGCCGAGAAAGAGCGCGATCTGACCAAGGCCGACCTGAAGCTCCGGTACAAGATGCCGAACGGCACCGTGAACATCAACGGAATCCGTGCCGCGCTTTCCCGCCTGCCTCAGACGAAGCTACCAGCTGATGTTCTCTCCAAGGCCAAGACGGAGCTCGAGAACGCGCTGGCAGCGGCGAAGAAGGATCTTGGAATCGAGGATCGGTCCGACGGCCGTGAGCCTCGGATAGATCAGATTGATGAGATTCAGGTCGTTCGACACGACGAAGACCTTGGCTTGCTCACCGTTGACATGACCATCCTGAAGTTCCAAGTGCTCCCATACCGTGATGCGAGCGGTGAGGTCGTCATGGAGGCGCTGCTCCCCAAGGATTACGCAACACCTGCCTACCTTTCAACGATTCCAGGCAAGCCGATCACGGACCTTCACCCGGCAGCCCATTTCCGCGGGTATGGGGTAGTCGATGAGCTCTCTCCGAAGGAACAGGCGGCGCGTACGTATGGAATCCATCACCTCGACGACCGTGCGCACTGGGTCGATGGCGATCGGATCCGATCGCGTGCCACGCTGTTTGAGCCTTCGTTGATTCAGGATGTGTTGTTGGGTGGCAGGCGTGAAGTCTCAGCTGGACGCCTCGCGGCTGTGATCGATGAACAAGGCGACTTCGCCGGCCGTCACTACGCCCGACGGCAGACGAACCCGATCCACGACCACACGGCGTTCGTGCCGAAAGGACGATGCGGCCCGGAGTGTGCTGTTGTCCTTGACGGCGCGATTCAGGTCGACGAATCGACCACAGGAGGAACGATGACGCAGGAAACGAAGAAGGGGAAAGCAGGCGCGGGCAACGCTCCTCCCGAGGGCGACGCCCGCACGCTCCAGATCGCCGATGCCACCGACGAGACCAAGTCGATGCAGATCGCGCTTCCTCCTGAGGTGAAGGACGACGACGCGAAGGCCTTCCAGGCGCGGATCGACGAGATCCTCCAAGCGAACACCGACGCGGTTGCGAAGGTGGACGAACTAACCAAGGAGGTCGAGCGGCTGACTGGCGCGAAGGACGGGGCGAACGACGAACTCGCGGCCCTGAAGCAGCAGGTTGCGGAGCTCAAGACGGGTCAGACGGCCCTCGATGATGGCTTTGATGCTCGTGTCGACGAGCGAGCCGAGATGATCGCTGTGATGCGGGAACTCGTACCGGACTACGCGCATCGCGGCAAGTCGATCGTCGACATGCAGCGCGACGCCCTGCAGGCGCACGACCCAGAGCTCGATCTCGAAGGCAAGTCCGACGAGTACATCGCTGGCCGCTTCGAGCAGCTGCAGGCTGCGCAAGCCGAGCCGGTCGGTGCACGGACGTTGCGATCGACGGAGGACGAGTCGGACGATGGCGAAGAGAATCCGCGGACGTCCATGTACCGTGATCCGACGAAGGCCAAGAAGCCTGCTGCCCCGTCGCAGGACTAGGGGGGATCGGGAACGATGAGCACAGGTGAGAGGATTCTGCAGAAGGGAAAGGTCCCATCCGGCAGCGGCGCGGCCACGTTCTGGGGACGCTTCGCGGCCGAAGGGACCATCGAGTTCGGCGAACCGGTTGAGTTCGGTACGGATACCGAACGCCAGATGACCGTGTTCGCAGGGAACACGTTTGCGGGTGTGGCAGTCCACGATCCGAACCGCTTCCTGCGCACCCGTGACGGGTCCGGCAATCCGGTGTTCGAAGGGAAGTACTACGACAGCGATCCACTGACCGTCATCCGCAAGGGACCCGTTGTCGTGCAGGTTGGCGAGACGATCGTTGCCGGAACGGATCCGGTCTACGTCTCGACGGACAAGAAGTTCTACAAGCAGGCTGGTGCTGGCCGCACGCTGGTCTCGAATGCCGGCTGGGCCTCGGACTCGCAGTCGGCCGACGGCGTGACGCTCGCCGAGCTGCTGCTCGATCTGCCGGCGTAGGGGAGGCAAACGACATGCGAAACCTCAACACAGGAGTTTCCCGAAACGACTCGCTGATCCTCCCCGAGGATCTCATCGCAATCGATCGAACGCTTCGAGAGGGTGTCGACCTTGAGGCGATGATCGCGCGGCAGGTCGCTCCGCCGCGGACCAGCGACCACCGGGGTGTCCAGCGGATCGAGTGGCGGAAGGTCACACGTGAGGGCGCTGCGCGGCTCTTCAACGCGCACCTCTCCGACGACATCCCGCTGATCGATCTGCACACCGAGCCGGCCGATCAGAAGGTGTTCTCGATCGTCGTTGGCTTCCACGTCTCGACACCCGAACGCGACGCGGCCGACCTCACCGGCGCCGACATCGTCGGCCAGAAGACCCTCACGGCTCAGCGGCAGGCGACCATCCTCGAGAACGACCTGTTCTGGAATGGGTCGACGCCCCACAACATGCAGGGTCTGCTGAACTACACCGGCATTCAGACGCTCACGGTTCCCCTGAATGCCGGGGGCACCTCGCGGAAGTGGGAGGACAAGACCGCGGCCGAGCGGCTGAACGACGTCATGCTGGCCTGGTCTATGATCCAGCTCAGGGACGCGTACCACGCAACGATCGCGATCTTCAACACGACCGACACGAAGTGGCTGCACATGCCGTACTCCGACACGGTGCCGACCACGATCTGGGAACTGCTTCAGAATCGTGGATGGTTCCTGGCTGGCATGCTAACGACTGAGAAGGTCCCGTCGGGGACCTTCGTGGTCGCGCAGAACACGAAGGACGTTCTCGAGTACGCGATGCCGATGGACCTGACGCGGCAGGAGCCGTTCCGGATCGGCTCGATGAAGGAGGAGATCGCATTCCACGAACGGTACGGCGGAGCGATTTGCTACCGCCCGCTCGGCGTTCTGGTTGTGAGCGGCATTGCCTAGAGCACTCGGCATGAGGGAGGCTGAGACATGCCGACTGTCAAGGTGCACAGCGGCCACCATCAGATCCTGCGGTATGCGACGAACCTCGACCTCGTTCCCGGAGATAACGAAGTCGATGAGAATCTGCTGAAGGAGACGATTCGGACAACGGAGGGGGCGCCCCTCTCAATCCGGCGGCTCTGCGACGACGGCATCCTCGAGATCCGGCGGCGGCAGATCAGCGTGAGACGGCGAGGCGGGTAGCCGCTGGGCTGCCTGCCTCGTTGATTCGAGGAGGGCCGCGTGAGCTACTCGTTCCGCCCTACTGTCGATGACGTTCGAGCGATTCGTCCATTCAAGATGCTGGACGCTGATCTCGACGCCTACATTGACCTCGCCGAGATATCCCCGTTCAACTTCCTGACTAGCTCCGCCGTTCCATCTGACACGGCGCGCAAGCACCTCTGGGCGCTGATGGCTGCGCACCTGGCGACGGTGATGCGTGAGCCGGAAGCCCAATCTGCGAAGTGGGGACCGATCGCTGTTACCTGGGCCCAGGCCGCGAGCAGAGACGGCCTCCAGGAATCGAAACCAGGCAAGGAGTTCTGGTCTCGCTGGCGGCGGTGCAATGTCGGACGGGTGTTGCGATGAAGGTGACGGACCAGAACGACCTGCCGAAGATCGTGGCATCGCTTCGTGACATGGCGGAGCACGAGGTCGAGATCGGTATCTTCGGGGACGAGGCAGAACAACCGGTTGGGGACTCGAGCATCACCATGCGTGACCTCGCTGTCATTCTCCACGAAGGTTGCGAGATCCGAGTTACGCCAAAGATGCGAGCCTATCTGCACTCGATGGGCTTGCACTTGCGTGCCGATACTAAGGCCATTCACATTCGGCCACGGCCATACCTTGATCCGATTCTTGACGACATCGAAGCTGCGGGACATCGGATCCTGCAGGCAGGAATCGACCAAGCGATTGCCAATCCCGGCGTGATCCTCTCCCAGGAGACCTGGCATCGGGTCGGAGAGACGGTCATCGGGATGATTCGCAAGTCGATGATCGACCTGCGCGAACCAGCAAACCACCCATTCACGATCAAGATGAAGGGATCCACGAACCCGCTTGTCGACCATGGCCATCTGCAACGCGCGGTGGTCGAAGAGGTTCGGCGGAAGGGTCTCCTGGCGGTGGCCGAATGACGGGGGGGTTCCTTGGCTCTGCGATGCAGGCTGCACTTCTTCCTTTCGAGGAGACGCTCACGCTTGAGCCGACAACGAAGCAGCGCATCGGGGGCTACACGACCGAAGTCGACGCTGACCCCGTGACGTTTCAGGGAGTGATTGTGGAGGCCGAGGTGTGGCAGCAGATGATCACAAGCGGCGGGGTCCTGTCGTCTGCCCAACCTCTGCTCGTGGTTGGTGCAGACACGCTCGATTCGAATGGCGAGTCCGTGTCAACAATCACGAAGGACGCGCACGTGACGAACGCGGCTGGTGTTGAGTACAAGGTCCTTCGCCGGGCCATCGAGGCTGAGCGGTTTGGCTTGCTTGTCTACGAACTCACGGAGGAACTGTGAGCTACGATCTCGCCAACCTCGAGCCCCTTGTGCAGCAACTCGTGTTTGGCCGCACTGATCCTAGCGCTGAGGCCGCCGGCGGAATCATGGCTGCCTGTAGCCTGACTGAGACCCAGGTGGTAGCCGAGGCTGACATTGGCGAACGCCCGAAGGGTCTGTTCCTGACATTCGCGATGATTGAGGCAGGCGGACATGCGCTGCGCGGCCATCCCGACAATCCCTACACACGCGTGGAGGAGGATCCCGACGATGAGCATGGGTGCCTGCTGATCTATGAGAAGGTGGCGACTCACACGTTGCGTCTCTCGTTGCGCGCCCCGGCACGTACCCACACGGCAGAAGCCATTTCCTATCTCGCGAAGCTCGCAGTTCGGCATCTCGAGTCCGAGGCGCCCGAGGAGCTCAGCTTGTTGGGTATGGATGCGCTGATCGTTGATCCAGGTGTGATCCGCGACGCCTCGACCGTCCTGAATCGATCGGTCGAGCGAGTTGTTCGCTTCGAGACACGTCTGCACGTTGGGGAAAGCTGGTCGGTCCCAAGGGCGACGTTTGAGAAGGTGGCCTACACGTTGCAGGAAGGCAAGGACGAGGGAACGCAAGAGTCCAAGGAGATTCAACTATGACCTGGAAACGGCGCATTACATCGACCTACAGCCACCCGACGAACTACCTTGGCGGGCGTCTTCGTCTGATTCCAGGCGTGAACCGGGTGGGCGAGGAGCTGTTCACGGAGGCGAAGCGGGACGGCCGACGACTCACGGATCAGATCGTTGCCGGGAAGATCACCGACGATGGCTACCAGGCCGACTGGATCGCTGTTCAGTTGATCAACGATCCAGCCGCCCTGTCCGCGGTTGAGGTGAATGCCATCGCTGTCGAGGAGGCGAAGGCGCTCGTTGGCCAGTTCAAGGACAACGGCCCCGCCCTCCAGGTCCTGGCGAAGCTCGCCGAGAAGGGTGGCATCTCGCAGGTGTTCCGCTCGGCGCTTGAGGGGGTGTCGGCATGAGCAGCTTCGAGAGGATCCATGTTTCGGTTGTCGACCGGACTCGCCCACTCGGCGAGATCCCGTTCAACATTCCAGTCATCATCGGGACGACGGCCGACGAGGAAGCCGTCAAGGACACACTCAAGGTCTACAGCTCGGACGATCTGACAGCGATCGCTGCTGACTTCCCAACGGACACGCCCGAGTACGAGACCGCGGTGGCAATGCTGGCCCAGGATCCGCACCCGGAAACGCTCTACATCTACTCCAAGACGCGATCCGCGACGCCGCTCGTCACCGATCTCTCGGATGCACTGGTCGAGATCATCGCGGCTTGCGAGGCAGGCGGCTACGCGCTTCCATACTTCGTCGTCTTGACCGAGCACGAGGAGTTGGAAGGTGACCAGGCCGAACTCGCCGATTCTGTATCGGCGCAGATGATGTACCTCGTCCTGGCCAACAAGGACGGTCTGACCGCGGCTCAGTGTGTTGCCCAGTCTACGGCGATCAACTCCGACCGGGTTCTGATCGTTGCCCACGACGATCCCGATGTACAGCGACCTGATGCGGCACTTGCCAGTCTGTGGGCAGGCAGCGATGTAGGAAGCCTCTCCCTGACCCACAAGCCGCTGAACGGCGTGGCAACGTCGTACTGGAGCTCGGGGGACATGGCGACCTTCCTTGCGCAGTTCCATGGCGACGGCGCCTGCATCCCGTACATCACCCAGGCCGGTGTCCCGATGACGGTCGGCTCGCAGGGGACGAACGGCACGTTTGCCGACATGCGGCGCTGCAAGGACTGGCTGAAGGTCAGGATGCAGGAAGCGATCCTCGGACTGCTCGTTCGGAATCCGAAGATTCCGCAGACCGACCACGGTTGCGCCTTGGTGCAAGCAGCAATCGAAGGCGTGCTCAACCGTTCGTGGCAGCACCAGGTCGTGCAACCACGGGGCGGATCCGGTGGCCGATGGGAAGTCAACGTTCCGACAATCGAGTGGCTCGCGGCGAATGATCCCACCGCATTGGCAAACCGGCACCTGCGGACCATCTACGTCCATGTCTGGCCCGTCGGCGCCTGGGAGGAGTTCACGATCATCGTCTACCTGAGCTGGGAGCTCGCAAGCTAGGGGGAGCCATGAGCAAACTGTACAACCCGAAGCTGGTCACGTTCGTCGTGAACGGTCGGCACATCACCGATTGGAAGAAGCTCCGCGGTGGACGATCGCAGGACAAGACCCACGGCTTCAGCACTGCTGACGGTCAATCCTATGCTGGGATTGACAGCTCGCAGCTCGGCTTCTTCGAACTCACGTTGCCACACGTGCATCCGCATCACGCATTCCTCGTGAATCTCGAGGCGCTGAACGAACCGTTCCCGATTGCAGCGATTGACAAGTCGCCTGGCTCGCCGCGATCGGATCGTGGGTCGCAGTGCTTCGTCAAGAAGATGGCCGATTCCGAACGCGGGAAGGCAGAGGAAGAGACCGACGAGACGTGGGAGTTTGTCGTCCTCGACTGGACCTCTGGCTACCACGGCGACATCACCGACGACGAGACGCCGCTTCCCACGACACAAGGGTAGCGGTTGACTGTGAGATGAGACGCGGGCCGCCTTCCTGGTGAGAGAGGGCGGCCCGCCTGCAAAGGGGGGAACCATGACCGAAGAGGAAAAGAAGCCTGAGCAGACGCCGAAGCCTGCAGCGTCAGTGGCCCCTGCCAGCCGCGAGCTTGGCGAAGCGTTCTATACCGACCTCGGGATGAAGGCTGTCCAGGTCGGCCCACGGCTGTGGGCATTCCAGCAGCTTGCTGGCGATGACCTGAAGCGGCTCGAACGAAAAGCACGCAACCCGCGGACCGGTGAAACCGATGGCCGACGCCTGCTGCACATCTGGTACGACACTGTTGTGCTGGGTGAAGCGGTGACTGACCTCCAAGGCAACTGCATTGGGGTGAAGCCGGATTCGAAGTTCGAGTTCTCGCAGCTCTCGGCGCCTGCCTTGAACGCCTTCGAAGCGGAGCTGACATCGTTTCTGGGCTACTTCGGCTGAGCCCCTACTCCGTGCTGGGATCATCCGGCGCCTTGAGCGATGGGGTCTGCTGTTCTCTAGCTACCTGAGCTATGAAGCGCTCTGGGGGCAGCCAGAAGGCGGCATGACTGCTCTCGAGGCCGAGGAAGCACACCTCGCCTACGACGAGTGGGATCGGTTTCGCAAGGCCGAGAAGGACTGGAAAGAGAACGACGACCCTGACAAGGACCCGGCATTCGATCCAGCTCTGTATCGGCTCGAGCGGCTGGCAGAGATCGATGAGATGTAGGCCATAGCCGGCCACGGGGAGGGAACAGTGAGCCGCCGGATCTCTGTCATCGTCGATGAGCGCGGCGTCAACAAGGTCGCGACCTCCCTCAACCGCCTCAACACCGTTGGGAACAAGACCGTCGGTGTCCTGAACCGGGTGATGTCCGGCGTCAAGGGCATCGGCCAGTGGATCTACCGGTATCGCTACCGGATCGCTGCAGCATTCACCGCAATCGCCTACGGCATCGGTCGCACTTACATGTCCTTCGAGGACACGATGATCCGGACGAAAGTGGCGCTCCGGACCACCGACGAGGATCTCAAGCTCCTCGAGGAGACCGCTCTCAACATCGGGAAGACGACTTCCTACTCCGCGGTCGAGGCAGCCGAGGGAATGAAGATCCTCGGCCGGGCGGGCATGGACACGCAGCAGATCCTTGCTGCGATCAACCCGGTTCTGGATCTGTCCTACGTCGCCGAGATCGACCTCGGTGAAGCGGCTGAAAAGACCGCGCACATCCTTCAGGAGTTCAGCCTCAGCGCTGACCAGGCAACGCGGGTGACGGATGTCCTCGCGATGTCCGAGCAGCTTGCTACCGGTTCGATCATCGAGACAGCCGAAGCACTGAAGTTCGCGGGGATCGGTGCCGCCAAAGCAGGGATCTCCTTCGAAGAGACGACTGCGATGATCCTCGAGCTTGCCAAAGGTGGAATCCTTGGCTCAATGGCTGGTCGTGCCCTCCGAATGGCCTTCGTTCGATTCGAGCGCATCAAGACGGGAAGTGTAGCGAAGCTTGCCTCTGACACGTTCAAACGGCTTGGCTCGAGCGTCCAGCTTGCCGTGAAAGCGGTCGAACGTGGCGAGATGGGCTTCGTCGACTTCGTGGGCGTGTTGACCAAGGCCGGGGCATCACTTGGCGACATGGCGAACATCTTCGAAGCGCAAGCTGCGCCTGCGATGCTGCAGCTCGGCCAGGCCACGAGCGACAGCTACCAGAACATGGTTGACGTGCTGGTCGGATCGGCCGGCTACGCCAAGAGCGCAGCGGCCGAGATTGCTGGATCCCTCACAGCAACTGTCAACAAGATCAAGGCGTCCCTTGGCGTCATGGCGATCGAACTGATGAGCAGTGTTGCGCCCAGCCTCAAGAGCTGGCTCAACAACGAGCTCCACCCCTGGATCAACTCGATCACCGAGGCATGGGAGAATGGTGGCGACACGTGGCGTGACAAGCTCCGCGCTGTCTGGCGTGACAAGCTCCGGCCGACTTTCATTGCAGGCCTGGAAGGACTGAAGGATGCAGTCAAGGCCGCGATCCCAGGCATCGTGGCGGCGATCGGCGAACTAACTTCCGAGATGGTCAAAGCCATGGCTGAGGGGCTTGGTCCAGAAGGCCTTGCTGGTGCGGCTGTGGGAGGGGCAGTTGGGGGTCCTGCTGGCGCCGTTGTCGGCGGGGTGGCTGGTCCTTTCCTAATAGGGCTTGGGTGGTGGGG